GCCGTACCATTTACCCGTTGCCTGATGATTACGAAACCATTACCGATAACACACATTGGGACAAGACAAAGCATTGGCAGATGCTTGGCCCAGTAGACGCACAACAATGGCAATGGTTAAAATCAGGTTATATCTCAACAGGCCCACGGGTACGCTGGCGTATTCTTGGCAACAAATTTGAAATATGGCCACCATATAACACCCAAGAATATTTAGGTTTTGAGTACCGCTCTAAAGGTTGGGTAAGAAGTGCTACTGATGCTGTAAAGAACAGCTTTACCGTTGATAGCGATACATCCGTATTAGATGATTCAATTATTGTATTGTTGACTAAACTCAAATACTTCCAAATCAAATCTTTTGACACTACTGCATTGCAACAAGACTATATGCGTTACCTATCAATAGCCAAAGCTAACGATAAAGGTTCTGCCACCCTGTCATTTGCACCTGCTCCAAGTGCTGTGCTTATTGGCTGGGCAAATATTCCTGATACTGGCTACGGGTCTTAATAATGGCGGTCGCTAAGAAGTTTACCGCCACAACTGCTTCTTTAGCTTCCCCTATTGGGGGTTGGAACGCTAGGGATTCGTTAGCCGAAATGCAACCATTAGATGCGGTGCAATTGGTTAATTTCTTTCCTACGCCTACCGATGTAACACTCAGAAAAGGCTATTCAAAGGCTTCTATTGGTATCACAGGTAATGTAGAAACCCTCATGAATTACGCTGGATATGACGGTACAAACACCCTTTTTGCCATCGCCAACGGTGTTATCTACAACGCATCTACTTCTACCGCAACTTCTGTATTTACTGGTTTAACTAATAGCAGATTCCAGCATTGCATGATTAGTACCGATGGTGGCAACTTTATTATTGCCGTAAACGGGGTCGATCCTGCCATTATTTATGACGGTACACGCTGGTACAAGATGGCTACCACAACAACTGCCCAAACAATTAGCACTATTACAAGAGGTGGTTCAGGCAACCTTACAGCTACCGTAACTACTTCTGCACCGCATGGCCTTGTAACCAATAACCGTGTATCTATTTCAGGTGCAACAGAAGCCAATTACAACGGTACTTATGCTATTACCGTAACTGGTGCTTCAACCTTTACTTACACGATGGCTACCGCACCAGCGGCTAATGCTACCGTAGTTGGCAGTTACACCGTTTTAGGCATTACAGGCGTTAACAGCAATGTTTTTGTCAATGTCAATATGTGCCAAAACAGACTGTTTTTTGTGCAAAAAGACAGCATGACCTTTTGGTATCTGCCTGTTGAATCTATTGGTGGTGCGGCACTAGACTTTCCATTGGGATCAGTAGCCCGTTCAGGTGGTTATTTACAAGCAATGGGTACTTGGACTTTAGATGCTGGTTATGGCGTAGATGACTTATCCGCTTTTGTTACAAGTATGGGCGAAGTTATGGTTTACAAGGGTACAAACCCTAGTGACCCTAATGCTTGGTCTGAAGTTGGCGTATGGCAAATGGGTCAAACCTTTGCTAGACGGTGTTTTTTCAAGTTTGCTGGCGATTTATTGTTGCTAACCCAAGATGGTTTAGTGCCAATGTCTGCCGCATTGCAATCTTCCCGTCTTGACCCCCGTGTAAACCTAACCGACAAGATTTATTACGCTGTAAGTCAAGCGGCAACCAGTTTTTACAATGAATTTGGCTGGCAAATCAATTATTTTGCTAGTGAAAATATGTTGATTTTGAACATTCCTACCACTAACGGTAAGGAGCAGTATGTCATGCACACGATTACTAAATCATGGGCTAGATTTACAGGAATTAACGCATTTTGCTGGGAAGCATCCGCCAATAACAAGATTTATTTCGGATCTAGTGGATTTGTAGGTAATTTTTACACTCAAAATTCTGACGCAGGGACTAACATTGTTGCAACTGCACAACAAGCCTACAGTTATTTCGATAGCAGGGGGCAGTTAAAACGATTTACCCTAGTACGCCCTATCCTACAGACCGATAACGGCTTACCGACCGTTCTGTGCGGTATTAGCACCGATTTTGACACCCAGCCGTTGACCAATCAGATAGCTTTCAACCCTTCTATTACTAATACAGGTATTTGGGACACTTCTAAATGGGATCAAGCTAACTGGGGTGGTGGTTTAACTACCACTAAGTTTTGGCAGGGCGTGACTGGAACAGGTTTTGCTGGTTCGGTTAACTTAAATGTGGCATCACAAAACATTGAATTTCATTGGGCATCAACCGATTATGTAATGGAAAAGGGTGGGGTTCTATAATTGCGTAGGGTTACTACCGATAACCAAAAGTACATGGGAGATTGGTTGGTTCGCTTAATGAACCATCCATTACCTGAAGAAACAGTATGTATAGGTCAAGAAATTGACGGAAATTTAGTAGCAGTAGTAGGATTTGCTAGTTTTATGCCCAAAGCGTGTCAAATGCACATTGGGGCAGTAGATGAAGTAAATTGGATGAGTAGAGATTTATTGTGGGCGGCTTTCGATTATCCCTTTAATAAACTAGGAGTTAGCGTTATACTAGGGCAAGTTTGTGCAGATAATGAATCTGCCCTAAAACTAAACCGACACCTTGGTTTTAAAGTAATAGCCGAAATACCTGATGCTCACATGGATGGTGACTTAGTGATTATGGCTATGAGGCGTGAAGATTGTCGTTGGCTCGACATCAAATGCCCTTTGAGAACAGCAAGAGGAGAATGATATGGGTGGTGGTGGATTTTTAGGATTAGGGCCTGCACCAAGTGCTCCAGCCGCACCTGACTATAGGGCGGCCGCACAGGAAACTGCGGCAGGTAACTTAGAAGCGGCAAGAGTCGCTACTGCCGCTAATCGTGTAAATCAAGTTACCCCTTACGGTAATTTAGACTATACCGTAAGCGGTGCTGATCCATACGGTAATCCTACTTGGACTGCCAAAACTTCATTAAGTGATATTGGACAACAGCTTTTAAACAACCAAAATCAGACTTCTTTAGGTCTTGGTAGCACAATTAACTCTGCCTTAGGTCGTGTACAAAACACGATGGGTCAAGAATTTAACCCTAATCTTCCGCAAGTTGGTATTAATGCTGGTGAGCAATATCAAGACGCTTACATGCGTAGATTGCAACCGCAGATTGAACAAGGGCGTGAAGCCTTAGATGTCAAGCTGGCAAACGCTGGTATTCCTGTTGGTTCAGAAGCCTACAAACGGGCACAAATGACCCAAAGCCAAAGAGAAAACGACTTATTGCTAGGTGCTACAACACAAGGCTTTGGTACAGGATTGTCTGCAAATCAACAGGCTTACAACCAAGCCATGACTAATTACAATATGCCGCTGAATACTTTAAGTGCATTGCGTAGCGGTTCACAAGTTCAAAATCCAACCTTTGTAAACTCTGCCCAACAAGCAAATACGGCTGGTGCTGATATATTGGGTGCGGCTCAGATGGGTTACAACGCTCAGATGGGTGACTTCAACGCTAAAAATGCGGCACAAGCTAACTTTAATAGCGGTTTGATGAATCTTGGCGGTGCTGCAATTATTGCGGCATCTGACATCCGCATGAAAGAAAACATTGAAGTTATTGGCGTAGCTCAAAACGGCTTGACTGTGTACAAGTTTGAATACAAGCCTGAATTTAAAGACCATGAATTAGCAGGTCGTGGCGTTCATTACGGCTACATGGCTCAAGAAGTAGAGCAAGTCTATCCTTACGCAGTTAAAACCTTAAATGACGGCTATAAAGTCGTAGATTACGGACTAATATGAACCCATATATTCTTCAAGGCCAACCAATGCAGGATGTTAGTGGCTTAAACCCTGTATTTCAAAACTTTGGTCAGCAACAAGCTAACCAACAGGCGGCACTTGCACAGCAAAATCAGCAAGTTCAACAAGCAGGTCAAACGCAAAAACAAGGTGGCATGAATCCTTTAGCTATGGCTATGATGTTGCGTGCAAAAGACCCTAAAAAGCCTAATTATGATGGATGGCAGACTTCAGGTGATAACACTTATTTTGGATCAAATAGCAACGGTATGGGTGCTGGACAAGGTTATTCAGGCATGAACGCAGAGTTAGGTTTAGGGGGTTAATTATGCCAGTTGATATGGGAACATTAACGCCTGAACAGATGTTGCAACAGCAACAGATTTTACGCCAACAAAAAATGGCTGAAATGTTGATGCAACAACCAGCACCGCAAGGTCAAATGATTGGCAATCGTTTTGTTGCTCCGTCATTTACCCAAAACCTTGCTAACTTAGCAAATATGTATGTAGGTCAAAGAGCAATAGAAAAAGGTGACCAAGCCCAAATTGATTTAGCTAAAGCCATTCGTGAACAACAAAAAGTTGGATTAGCTGATTATTACCAAACATTAAAAGGCACTCCCGAAGTACAAGGTGGAATTTATAACCCACAAGGTCAAATTACAACGGAAACTACCCGTGATATGTATGGCCCTAACATGGAATTAAATGCTGGTTACAAAAAAGTAGCACCAGTAGCGGCACAAGCAGGAAATAGAGAGTTAGCTAATATGAACGCTTCTATGGATGAGCGTTTACCAGCGTTTTTGCGTCAACACGCTATGACAGAACTCACTAAACCACCTAAGTGGGAAAAAGATGTTAGGTACGATGATAGGGGTAGAGAAATTCATGGTTGGACTAATACTTCTGATCCAACATTACCTTTTGCCGCACAAACCAAGAAACCTGAAATGACTGCAAGTGAAAGAATACACGCAGACATTGCTTTAAACAGAGCAAGAGATGAGGGTATTCCTGTTGGCGGTGGTGGTTACTCTCCTGCTGTTAATCCTGTTGCTAACCCCGTTCCTATGAACAATGCACCAGTTGGTACTAGCCCTATTATTAAACAAAATGCACCAGCAGTATCTATTGCTCCTAATGCACCTGCGTATGCTCAAAATGCAGTATCCATGCAACCAACAAGCAATACTGTTAATGCAAATCAATTGCCTGTTCCACCACAAGTAAATATGGCTGGTGTTTCTCCTAAAGAACAAAGAAAAATAGCTGGAACACAAGCAGAAGAATTGCAAAAAAATGTTAAAAATTCTTATGAAGCGTATCCAGTAATTAAAGAAATTCAAGAAATTTTGCCAAAAGCAACTGCTGGATATTTCGATCAAGGAGTTAAACAGGCTTATCGTGTATTTGGAAAATCAACTTCATCTTCACCAATTGATACTCAATTAGAAATTTTGGGTACAAAATTGGTAATGTTGCAACCACGCTTTGAAGGCCCACAAGGTGTTCGAGATGTAGAGTTGTATCAAAAAGCCGCTGGTGATATTGCAAATGCTAATTTGCCTATTGAAGATCGTATGGCCGCTTTAGAACAAGTAAAAAATATTTACAAGCGTTATGCACCTAATTTGGATTGGACTTTTTCTGTAAAACCAACGCCTGTGCCTAATGCTTCTGTTTCAAAACAATCATCACAAGACAATCAATGGTCAGTTAAAAAGACAAATCCATAATGGCTGAATATACAGTTACCGCTCCTGATGGCAAAGAAATAACATTAGTAGGCCCTGCTAATGCTACTGATGAGCAAATTGTTGCTCAAGCTAAACGCTTATATAAGCCTATTCCTGCCCCTGAAAAGGGCAATATGTATACGCAAAGTGCTGAAGATATACAGTATGACGCTAACGGAACACCATTAAACACATCGTCTTATGGTTCTGCAAACCCATATCAAAAGATTGAAAAAACAGCAAACACAATTGCGGCATTGCCAATCAATATTGCAACTGGTGCGGCTAAATTACCTGCTGGATTAGTACAGTCGTATGATAAATACATAGGTGGTGGTACTACTGGTGACAATATGGTTAATACCATTAATCAACTTGAGCAAGGTACACAAGCACAGGCTGGAAATGTTGGTAAGCGTATATTGCAAGGCGGTAGCATAGTTGGTGAAGCCGCCCCATATTTAATGTCACCCGTAAAGGTGGGAGCACCTACATTTTTAGAAACTACTGCCGCTAGGTTTGCCCCTAAAGTAGCTGAATATACTGGTAAAGCAGGTAAAGCTGTTGATGAAGTTATTGGTGTTTTGCCTAGTTTTGCACAAAAAGCCGTTCCAAGTGCCAATTTAGTAGGAAATGTAGCTAAAGGCAGTGCTATTGGTGGTGCTACAGCTATGACTTCTCCTGAAGAAGTAGGTTTGACACCTGAACAATTTGCCCAAGCTAAAGAAAATAAAATTAAAACAGGTGTTGCTATTGGTGGCGGATTGCCAATTGTAGGAAAAACACTATCTACACTCAATACCGCTACTGGTTTAAATCTTGGTCGTAAATTAGCAGAAACACCAACCGCAGATGAATTGCTTGAAAAATCAAAACGATTATTTGGCGAAGCAAAAGATTTAGGCGTAGAAGTAAATGCAACTAAATTTAGTCAGGACATGGGTAAAGTTAAGCGTGATCTTGAATTAGAAGGCTTTGATGGTGAATTATTTCCTAGAATTCAAACTGTTATAAATAGGCTTCAAGACACCACTACGCCAAAAGATTTAAATAAACTTCAATCATTACGCAAAATGATTGCTACTATTCAGCGTTCAAATGAACCTGAAGAACGCAGATTTGCTTCTATGCTTAAGAGCGATTTTGATTTTTACATGGCTAATTTGCCTGAACAAAAAGTTGCTGGCGGTACAAAAGAAGCATTGGATAAATGGAAAGAAGCCCGTGATACTTATGCTCAATTAAGCAAGGGTGATATTTTTGAAGCCATGCTTGAAAAGGCAAAAACTCAACGAAATGTGCTTACTCAATCAGGCGAAGAAAATGCTTTGTTTAGGGAATTACGCAAGTTAGCTGAAAACCCAAAGCGTATGCGTTTATTTAATAAAGCAGAACAAGCAGAAATTAAAAAAGCGGCTGAAGGCGGTAGCATACAAAATACAATGCGGTTTTTAGGTCGATTTACACCTACAGGCCCAGTTAGCGGAATATTTGCTGGTGGTGCTTTATTAGCCCATCCTGCGGTTGCAATTCCTTTTGAAGCCGCATCCATGCTTTCTAGGGCTGGTGCAACTAAAATTCGTAAAGATGATGTAAAGCAATTGGCCGCAATGATGAGAGCAGGATATAAACCTGAAATGGTGGCAAATCCTAGATTTTCGCAAGAACAGAAAGATTTAGCCAAATTACTATTGTTGCAAGGAACTGAAAGAGGTATGACCAAATGAGTAGAAACGGATCGGGTACTTATTCCCTACCTGCTGGCAACCCAGTAGTAACTGGCACAACTATATCTAGCACATGGGCTAATAACACCCTTGCAGACATTTCAACAGCCCTTACAGGTTCAGTAGCGGCAGATGGTCAAACACCTATTACTGGAGCATTACAAATGGGTGGCAACAATATACAAAATGCTGGAACAGTCACGGCTGTTACTGGTATATTTGGTGGTTCATTTTAAGGAAAAATTATGGCTCAGACAGGCTACACTCCAATTTCGATTTACTATTCAGCTACAGCTACGAATACTCCTACGGCTGGTAATTTAGTCGCTGGCGAATTAGCCATTAACACTGCTGATGGCAAGTTATTTTATAAAGACTCTAGCGGTGTAGTACAGACTATGGCTTCTAAAGCCACTACTGCTGGTACATACTCTAGCATTACTACTAGCAACCTAACTATTGGCACTACGCAATTAGGTGCTGGTAACGCTTCTACTATGAAGAATCGCATCATCAATGGTGCGATGGTGATAGACCAAAGAAATGCTGGTGCTAGTGTTACTCCAACTGCAAAAACATACATAACAGATAGATTTTTTGCTAATGTCAGTCAATCATCTAAATTCAGTATTCAACAAAACGCTGGCTCTGTAACTCCACCAGTAGGCTTTACTAATTATTTAGGTGCTACTTCTTTATCAGCATATTCACTTGCGGCTGGCGATTATTTTTTTATTCAGCAATCTATTGAAGGTTACAATGTTGCCGATTTAAATTGGGGTTCAGCAAACGCAAAGACTATAACTTTATCTTTTTGGGTGCGTAGTTCATTAACTGGAACTTTTGGCGGTTGCCTAACTAACGGTGCTTTTAATAGGTCGTATCCATTTACATACACAATATCTTCAGCAAACACTTGGCAACAAATTAGTGTAACTGTTGCTGGTGATACAACAGGAACTTGGCTAACTACCGATAGCATTGGAATTCAAGTTATATTTAGTTTGGGTACTGGCACAACATATAGCGGTACTGCTGGTTCATGGTCTGCTAATGGATATACTTCAGCAACAGGAGCAACATCCGTAGTCGGTACAAACGGAGCAACCTTCTACATTACTGGTGTTCAACTAGAAGTAGGAAGTAGTGTTACTGGATATGAGTATCGTCAATATGGTACAGAGTTAGCTTTATGCCAACGCTACTTTGTTGGTACAGGCTTTGGAAATATGGGAATTTGCACAAATGCTTTAACAAGTTGGAATATGTCGCATACATTTCCAGTTGCAATGAGGGCATCACCAACATTAATTAGTTACACAGGAACATTTGGCACAACAAATGCAATGACGGATTCTTATGTTCAAGATTATATTCTTACTACTGCCGTTGGTTCAATTAATAGTGCTGGGCCAACTGGAGCAAGAACTTCAGGATGGACAACAAATAATGCTGGTGTCGGTGGTCGTATAGCCATGTGGAATAGTTCAACTGCAGTAATTCAATTTAGTGCGGAGTTATGATAATGTATAAATTAGTAAATGATGAAATTACACATCAACCTTGTTCTATTTCTTTGTTAAAAGATAATGTTAGAGTTGCATCAATTCCAATTGACCCTGACAATATGGACTACCAAGCCTACCTAAAATGGGTAGAAGAAGGCAATACCCCATTACCAGCGGATGAATGATGTCATTTGAAATTGACCCCGTTAAATACGGTCAGCTTTGGGAAAAGGTTGACCAATTAACCGCCAAAGTAGATAAGCTAGAAGAAGGCATGGAAGAATTGCTTGCTTTAGCTAATAAAGGTCGTGGTGGGTTTTGGGTTGGAATGATGGTGGTATCAGGCATTAGTTCCATCGTTGGTTTTATAGCACACTACTTTTCAAGTAAATGATGTGGCAGACCTATTCGGAATATCTGAAGGTGTCAAAAGCCTTACAGGAAGCCTTGAAGCAAGTAGAACCGCAAGCAAAGGCTTATCTGAATCTATTGAAAACATACAGCGAGATGGCCTTGATGTTGCTAACAAACAAGCCCAAGAAAGACTAAGGGCAAGGCGAGAAGCAGAGTTTAGGAAAGAAAAAGCATTAATCAAGGCTTTAGAATCTTGGAAGCATAAGAAACAAATAAGTGACGAAGAAGCCAAGTTAAAAATAGACTTTGTTAAAAAGTACGGTGCAAAAGAATGGGAAGCGGTACTTAAAATCAAACTGGACATTGAAAATATGCAACGCAAAGATAATGAAGAATTCCAGCACGATTTAAAAGCAGTCCGCAGGGTACAGTTTTATTGTTTTTGTGTTGCCGCTGTATTTGCTTGGTATTTTACTTGGGGGTACAAATGGTAGCTTATTTAACATTTTGCTTTAGTTACTGGGGAGCATTAGCATGTTTGGCATAGATGACATCATTGGCGTTGGGATGAAGATACTGGATAAGGTTATTCCCGATCCAGCACAAAAAGCACAAGCCCAAGAAAAATTGCTAGAACTCCAACAACAAGGCAGATTAGCAGAATTACAAGCAGATTCGGTAGAAGCCCAAGAAGTGACCAAGCGTCAAGAAGCGGATATGGCATCGGATAGCTGGCTTTCTAAAAATATTAGACCCATGACTTTAATAGCTATTTTAGCTGGTTACTTTATATTTGCAGGGCTATCTGCCGCTAAGATTAATGTCAATTCCGAATATGTCCAATTGCTAGGCCAATGGGGAATGTTGATTATGTCCTTTTACTTTGGTGGTCGCACCCTTGAAAAAATTATTGGAATGAAAAATGATAAACAGCCGAAGCCTTGATGATTTAGTTGCCCCTGCAAAAGAGTGCGTAGAACGCTTTATTGCGTTATGCAAGGATAACGGCATAGACTTGTTAGTAACATCGACTTATCGTGATAATGAATCACAACAGGCATTATACGAACAGGGTAGGACTACGGCTGGAAAGGTGGTTACCAATGCTAAAGCAGGTGATTCTTGGCATAACTGGCGTTGTGCTGTTGATGTCGTACCTTTGGTCAATGGTAAGCCTGATTGGGATGGTTCTCATCCTGTATGGGCTAAAGTCGGAGAACTAGGTAAACAAGCTGGTTTAGAGTGGGCTGGAGAATGGCGTACATTTAAAGAATTGGCTCATTTTCAGTACACAGGTGGCCTTACCCTGTCAGACCTTAAAAACGGCAAACAAATCGCTTAAAACTGGGTAATCGGATTTAACCGTTTACGGTCATACCGATAGGAAGGGTGAGAACCGCCCATAAGCGTTGCAAACTGAAATAACTCATCCTTATCCACCCAGCCCACAATATCGCCCCCAGCATCGTCTAAAACGATTAGGATGTAGAAATCACAAGGACTTTTGCGGTGGTATTCGGTGACATACACATCACCTTCTTTATTACGGGTAGATTTAACATCAATAGTCCTGCCGCCAGCAGTTTTAAGATCAGCAGGGTTCTTCTTTTGGTTGATAGAAAAGTCGGGCATTAAGTTTAAATACTTGGCTACCAAATACTCACCCTTAAACCCGTCTATATCCATTTCGTAAGGGTCTTGCTTACTAACTTGCCTGTCAAAGTTAAACTGCATGGCGTTTTTCCTACGCATAGTACCAAAATATTCGCATAGGAATAACTCATGTTTGGACAGGTCAACCCTCACTCTTGTGCCTTTCTTAGTATTGCTCTAGCAAACCGCATAATAAAAGTATCGTAACCAACATCTTTAAGGTGGCATTGTGCTTGAATGTGTCGTATTTCCTCATCTGTTAGTGTTTTTAACTGTGGCGAGCAAGTATGAATAGAATCCCCTGTAACCTTTTTGCCACAATCCAAGCAAGCAGTCCACACTACTGGTTCATTCATATTGGATAACCTTGTGTAAGATAAGTCGTTCCAAATACAATAAAACAAATAAACAAAGCCATTAAACCGCCTAAGATAAACTCTTTCATGGTTATCTCCTATTGAAAAATACGGTAGCGTGGGTTGCAAGTAACTTCTACAGGTACATCACTCATAATGCCGTTAATCTTACGTTTGGCTGTAATGACTACGGGGCGTGTACCAGCATCTTCACATTCTGTAATGCCAAGAATGACTTGAGCACGGGTCATGTGATAAGCCTGTTTATCAGTTTCTAAGCTGACATTTGGTGGTTCAAAAGAACTACAGGCGGCTAAAGCTAATGGGGTAAGTAATAGTAAATATTTCATGATTTTTCCAGTTCTGAGTAGGCTTCTTCAGCTTTTTTTACAAATTCGTCAAAATTGAGAGCGTGGATCATTTCTAACACGCTGGTCTTGGTGTCACAAATAAATACATCTTCTATATCTATACCGCCTATATGACCCAAGCTGGGTTCATCGGGGTCTGCTGACCCGTGTATATCAAGGTAGGTATCACCTAACCACATACTAAATAAATAATTTTTACGCATTTTTTATTCCTTTTCTATTTCACTCGCCAATCGAGTAAAACAATTATATGTTAAGCCAGCTTAATAAGTAAATGGGTTTTTAGCAAAAAAACAACAAAATATAAAAATAAATAAAGGCAGTATTTGGCAGTTACTAGCTGTTAGGTGGAAAGCCGCAAAAACCCTAACTTACTGCATCCTACTATGGCGGCTTAACGCCCTAAAAAAGTTGGGGTACTTACAAGCCTGTATGTGAAGCATTTTTGCTTTCCCCCGTTCCCGTGAAGGATTAAAGATTGTTCTTGATCTGATAGACCCTTAACAAATGCTGGAAGCACTCCCAACTCTTTTGAAGCTGGGGTTCTTC